TTGAGTTCGAAGTAGAAGATTCTTGAAGTGTGGTGGTCAATAAAAATTTAACGGGTAGCATAGTGACCAACTTGCATTCCCAGCGACAAATTTGTCTGTGGTGCCACAAGGGCCTCCACAGGTAGGCTTTGTCTAGCTAAATAGCTATCCTGCCATTATGTCCGTAATGGCACGGGATTTATGTTACTTTTCAGAAGGAAAAGTCCACATCTATAGTTTTCTCTATAGATGCTTCATAAGAGTAGAATGGCAAATTAGGGACTAATGGACTTACCAAAGCAATAGCTTTGTTCATCCATTCTGTCCATGTAGATTTACCATGATAGACGAGTTCGAGTGAGAGAAAGTCCAGGTTCATCTTAAGTTGATCATGTTTGTCATGTTCATTCTTACATCTGTCCCAGTTCATAACCTCAAGTATTACCTTGAGATCAAGTGGCATAATCCATCGACCAAGACGAGATTCATAAAGAAATTTGCGTTTCAAAATTGCTATATCACTGAAATATTCATAATGTATTACATCATGTTTATTACCAGAAGTATAGGTCATTCCAAAAGCAGACATCTCTTTAGTGATCTCATCAGGTTCAATGAATTTACGCAATTCTGGCGATATAATAAAAACATTATCATCTCCATAGGCTATCAACCCATAAAGTTGTCGGTAACGTGGCAATAAATTGCGACAATTACGTTTAACGATACGGTGCATAACCATAGATGCAATGATTTTGTTATACCAAGTGTTTAGAATTGTTGTCATAGGACAACCACTGGGCAGAGAATGAGTGTTCATAACAATTTGATCATCAATAAGAAGTAAAGCATTAAAAACATCAAGTGTTAAAACACTTGCTATTTTTAAGTCGTCATGATTGAGTTTGAGGCGGGAAATCCAAGTGTCAAGAATGATAGCAAGAATGCGTTCATTTAAAGTTCCATCAAAATTAGAAAAATCACCTGCACAAAAATTTGGAAGATTTAACTGTGAAATACGTTGACAGTAATCAACAATTATATTAGTGTCGTTACCATGGGGATTTATTCCAGGTAACATACCAATATACTTGCCGTGTGTCAAAGATTTTGCAGCAATCGTTCCAAAATATTTGCGAAGGAGATAAGTCAAAGTTAAGTTGGAAGCCGTAAATGTCCGAGTCTTACCCAATTTGACACGCTCAGGATCACGTGTTTCATCTTTGAGTTGCACAGTATAGGGTTGTATGGTGCGCTGAAAAGCTAAAGCTTTTTCACAATAATTAGCTATTTCAGACAATAAAAATTTATCATCCAAAATATAATTATCACCAGAACCCAACCAGGGATGTTTTC